TGATGCTGATGAATACTTTAAACAGAACAAAATAATTCAAGTAGCGGCAATTATAAAGTATGAAACACACGAAATACTAAGCATAATAAAATGAAAAACCCCGATTTTACCCGGGGCTGAAAACACATGAAAAACCAAAAAACCAAAAACAAACAGATTATTTTTTAAACATATTTTTAGGATTCGGAATAAAACCCTTGAAATAGCCGATAATATCAACGCCAGTTGTTTGGCTTACGTTTTCAAAGATTGATTTTAGTTCAATGCCACAAACGAACAAAGCAACGTAATAAGATAAGGTAATTTCAAGATCAAGCATCCAAGTAAAAACCTGACTTGATATAATTGCTAAACAATAATCATTCATTTTATTTATTGTTCTTCTAAAACCGCGCGATTGTATTTTATCACCTAATGCTTTAGCTTTTCTAACACCAGTTAAAAAATCAACTAACAGCAAAAATGAAAGGCAAATAATAAGAGGCTTTAAAATTAAAAGCTGTTGCTTAATCTCGGGCAAAATCTTAATAAAATAGTTTAGCGAATCAGATGCTAATCTGAGCGAATCGGCGGTAATAGTTAGGGAATCCATTAGTAAATTTTAATGTAGCGTGAAAGGATAACCGCGGCAGGTGTACCAATAAAGATATACCACCACGGCAGGGGAACAAATATAATAAAGAATGTAAATGTAAAGAATGAAACCCAAGTGCCAAAACAAATAGGGCATGCACCAGCCATTGACCAAGGGTTATTTTTCATATTGTTTTCGACATCTTTGTAAACCATATCTACTTCTTGCAAAAAGTCTTTGTAAATAATTTCAGATTCTTCAGCTGTTTTATTTTCAAGTTGCTTTATTAAGTTTCTGTTGCGTTTACCTTTCCAATCTAAATATTTAGCCCACACGCGCTTTTTTTCTTTGTCTTCAAAGTCTAAGTAGCGTTTAGATATAAATTTGCCGTAAGCGGAAAATATACGCCCTGTATAATATTCCCCCTGCACAGGTGATCCGATGCAATAGTGCAAAAACTTAATCGCAAAAGCTGTAAATATTGATAGTGTTATTAGTGATAGCATATTAGTCTACGATTGCAGCGTTATAACCTAATTCAATAAATGCCGTTTGCATATAAAGTAAAGCAACCTCCAAAGATTGCGTTTCTGTTTCCAAAATCACAAAATTGTAGGTCATATTTACTATGTCTGTTGCAATCTCTTTGCCTGCCAAAAACGCTGCAAAATCTTGATAAGTTTTGTAGGTAATAGTTAGCGAGCCATCAATTTGACAAGTAAAAACAATACGTACATAGACAGAGGTTAACTCGATGTCAGTTCCTTGTACGTTGATTTGTGTAGTGTTTTTTGTGAGTAGTAATGCCATTGTTAGTTTATCTTTTTATATTTTAAAATTGAACCTTTAACTATTCTTGATGTTTGAGCGACTCCAGCAACATTATTAGAAAACTGAAATTTTAAAATTGCGTTTGCACTTGCTGTAAAATTTAAATAGATTGTTGCAGTAACTAAAAGGTCTAAATCTGCATTTGTTACTCCAATTGCAACAGCTGTAGTTAAGGCAGTTCCATTTACTTGTAATGGCTGATTATTTGCTGGGTTATTTGTAGTTGAAAAACCAACAACTATACCCGACCCTTTGAATGTTCCTGCCGATACTGCATAAGCTATTTTCATATCCGCAGTGATGTTATTTCCTGCATAACAAAGATTTAATTCAGTCATATACTGACCGCCTGCGACAACTGAAAACTGCAATTCGCTATCATCAACTAAAGTTGCACTATTTGTAACATCTTGATTAGCACTTTTAATAATGTAGTTCCATCCGCCTATTGTTTTATTTTTCCAAAGCTGAGTCGAACTCTCATAAAGTAAAGCATCTTGATTAACAGCACTTGCTATGCTGACATTATGCAATTCATCAAGTTCATACCCGTTATCAATTTTAACGTATATTTTGCCATTAAAAGCGTGAGCATATTCAACATATCCAATGCGAACCTCGTGAATTGGTGCCGTTGGTTTTACTTTTGTTATTGCGCCAAAAGTAGTACCGCTAAGATATAAAGAATCGCCATCCGCCCAAGTTTCGCCCTGCAAACTTCCCGTAGTGTTTATATTAGAAACCTGACCTACTGAGCAAATAAAACCTTCCTGATTGCCTGCAATATTTTCGCAAACAATACCGAGAGTTCCTGCGCTGTTTGTATCATTATCCGCCCTTGCAAGTTTTACAGATAGCCTTTGACCTGTTGCCCCTGCGACAATAACAACTTGATATCCTGCCTTTGTAAGTGCTACTAAAGGAGTTGTTTTATTTACAACACGAGCGTGAAGATGTTGACCTAAATTTGAGATTGTAGTACCGCCTTTAAGACCTAAATTCAGCGTTCCTTCTGTATCATTCCACGACAATTCACCTTCTGCAACTGTATGTGCTGCTGCTGTGTCAAAATCCAAATAATCCAAGTCAATAATTCCAGCATTTGCTGAATTACCAAAACCTAAAACACTTGCTAAGTCTTGCGATCCACCACCGCCACCACTAACTACAAAAAAAAAATCAGAACTTAACAAGGCTGCTAAGTCTGCACAATTACCCAAAAAAGGTATTGCCGCAGCTGGCACTACTTCAGTATTTGCAACTTGTGCCGGGTCTATGTATTCAACGCTGCCGTTATCTTGAACAACTTTAACGCTGCCGTTTACGTTACATTCAATTTCAACGATATCAGGGCTAAGGCTGTTTATAAAATCGCCCGATGTTGAATCGTAAATTGCGACATTACCGTTAGCGAGTTTTACTATGTCAATCATTTTTTATAAGTTTATTTCATTATTATATAATCCTACTTTAGTGCTAAATTCAATGCAATCGTATTCGATGCCATCAACTTCAATTTTTACTACATATCCTTTTGGGTCAATTATTTGCCCTGTGTATGTGTAGTTTTCGTTTAGGTTTTCAAGTGTAAATATAACAATATCAAACATAGCAGCATCAAAACTATAATAAATAGCTACATTTGAAAAATTTAATTCCAATATCCATATACCTTCAATGGTTGCAATAATGCCAGTATTAAGTGAAGCATTACAGCTGTTAATGCAGCCCAAATTTAATGTATTTTCACAACAATTACAACAAGCCATATATATAAAGTTACAAGTTTTTAAAAAAACGGGGCTATTGATTCCAAGCCCCGACTAATTGCCCCAAGGTAGCGAAATTTGGCGGCATAGTGATTCTTAACATATCGTGAATGGTTTGCACTTTTCATTTAGTGCTAAATCATATCTTAATTCAAAATCTATACTTATTATTTGCATTAAACTTTGCAATGTCTTTGCATCTTTTCCCGTTTCAGCTGAGTAAACAACCCAAGGTAGTATTTCATTCGATACTGGAAACAAACGCGGATTAACAACAGAATAGTCATAGTTAACAGCTTTCAAATTGGCACTATACAGCGCAAACTTAACGCTATCTAATAACAAACGCGGATCAGCGCATAAGTTCCAAAAAACTAATTTAAATGGAACACGCACATCAAGCTCGATACCACAACTTCCCCTCTTTGTATTTCCTGCTTTTCGAGTTTCGGAACTAATACCATTAAGACGAATATAATAGCCCGTTCCCGAGGTGTCTGAGATGCCCACATAATTACGATGTCCGTTTTGCGTAACATTTAAAGTAACAACCTGACTATCTATATCTTTGACTGCAATACCTTGACCGTTTACGTTTACGTTAACAGCCAGCATTGAAGCATTAATCTGTTTGATAAGTTCAGTTATTATATTTTGTGTTACGTACATTATAAATAAGTATCTATTTCTTCAAGTATTGCTAATAATTCATTTCGTGCGGCTGTTTCGCCTAATTCTATTTCTTCATTTGAAACATCAGATATAATTTTACTAAAACGTTCTTCTTGAAATTCCATTATATTTGCCAATTCATCATTTGTATAACTTATGGCACTTATGCTACCATTTTCGGTAACTTTTATACTTTGAAATAATGAACCTGAAAAGTTTAAATCTACTATTTCAGATTGGCGGCCCGTTAAAGTTCTAAGTTCTTTATATCCTTGTGCTAAATATTTTGTTTTATGCGGATTGCCATTTTTAAAGATTGTTTGCCCGTTTTTACCCATTGGTTTTATACCTGATGCTTTAACCGTTGTTAGTGTAAGCGGATTGATATAAAATGGATTAACACTATAAGTTCCTATTTCAGTACCAGTTGAATCTAAGCCTAAAAAAAATATTCTTTGTTTATATTCTGCAATAACTTGAAATGCTGCAACCTGCGATATTCTGCGCGCTGTATTTTCGTTGGCAACAACCTCTGAAAGTATTTTAAGTCTTGCAATTGCATTCATTAGCCCGGAAACATTGGATACATTCTCAATCTTGGTTCACATCTATAACAAAAGCGATCTGTTTCTAACAGCTGTATAATATTATCAATTTCATTATCTAAAGCTTCAATGCTGGCATTTTCCCATTCAACTATTTTAAGATTTGCCCATTCATTGCCATGTGTTTTAATTAGATTTAATCGGTTGTTAGGCGAAACCCATTCTTTAAGAATTTGCACACCTGTTTGATACAAAATTGTCATACCTAATCTATCTAAAAACTGGCAAATAATATCAGTATCAACACAATCAACACGTACACACGCGCCTAAATAACCCGAAGCTGTTGCACTAAAACCATTCCAACCTACAACATTTAGCACCATATCGCCGCAGGGCTTACAATTAGATGCAGCATTACAAGTGTACAGATAAGGCGCAACATTTTTTGTATTGATAGTAATTAAAATCAAATCTTCATTAAATGACTTCTTTACAAAAATGTGCATTTCAGTATCAGCAAAACAAGTTACAGCCTGCTGAAATAAAATATTGCCAACAAAATCGGTAACCAAAACCGTTGTACTTGCATTAACCGTACTTTTAAAACGTACAGAATCTACATAAATTCTACTTTGTGGGCTATTTATCCATTTCTTAGAAACTTTTATACCGCGATTGGCAGCAACAGGTATATCTGAAACATTACTAACTTGACAAACAGAATATAAACTACCTAATGTGTTTAGCTTTATACCACGCGCATTTAAAACGGCCTTTAAGCGCTTTTCTACAATATCAGCAGCAAAGTACATCTTCTCACGTACAGTTGCTGTAGCTGAAACTAAAGCCTCACTACTAACCGCTGCAACATTATTTATAGTTAACCCTTCAAGGTTTTCTAAATAATAACCCGATGCCGGAACTGTATCTGGAGGATAACAGCCGTTAAGCGATATAATATAATTATCTAAGCAATTAGGTGTATTAAGATTAAGAATCTATTTGTTTTTTGAGAAAGCGTATTTTAGGTTGTATAAATTAA